AAGCAAAATTCAAAGCTGCTACTGAGTGGGCTAAAAAAAGAGGATTTAAATTCAAGGTAGTTAATGAGAATTTCCTATTTAGAGGTAAATAATGAAACTAGCAGATCAAATATTAGAATATAAAGAAAATAATGGTAGGTCTATACCAATTGTAGCTAGTGCGGCACTAAGTGATTTTTCTAAGAGATATTCAAATTCATCTAGAGAAACGCCAGAAGAAACGTTTACTGGCAATTTTATACCTGGCAAAATATACACATTTGATTATAATACAGATACTAAAATAAGTAAATCCGTTCCATTCATAAATAAAATGCCGATTGTAATTTATTGTAGTCCAGGAGAAATTAAAAAGAATGGCGGGCAGATAGAATATTTCATTGATCTTGGGGTTACCCCACAATACTATAGAGCAGAAATATTAACCAGGATATATGACCAATATGGATTTATCATTGAGAATAATATAAAAAACATTAAAGGGATACAAAAGATTCTAGACTTAAGATATAAAAACCTAAAGGTTATTCTAAGAAGGACCGGATTCGAAACTTCATATACTGGATTCAAAAGAGAATATATGAAGAATATTAGGATTATAGATTATTCGGACTGGAGACTTTTACCATACTTAAACATACCATCTATCGTTGGACAAGACTTAAATGGGATATATAGAAAATATAGAATGAAATTAAATCCTGATTCTACAATATAATATAAAATATAAATAATGGCAGGCTTTTTAGATACCACATCGAATGACAATACATTATTCCAAAGAATTAGGAATTCTGTGAGGAATCTCAGTAATTTTGGAATGCGGTATAATGATTTGGTAGTAAAGAATTCACAGGCAATAGGAGCTACTGAAGCAATTTTTATGCAGAATGGTCCTATAGAGGATGAAGGGCTATTATATTCTTTAGGACGACAGGATACTACCACAAGAGAATACATATCTTATTTTGATAAGGGTTATGTAGGAAAAAGAGATTATTTAAGAAAATTCTCATTAAATCCTGAAATTGAATTTATATTAGATCTCATTTGTGACGAGGCTATATCATATGATCCATCTAATTTTTTTGCTTACCCATCATTTTTAAATCTTACTAATGCTAATGAAAAGGTAAAAGATAAAATAGACGTAGTTTATAAGAAACTGTACTCACTATGGGGATTCAATGATGATGCTACTGCATGGCATTATTTTAGACAACTTATAATTGAAGGGTTTTTAGCATTTGAAATTATTTATGATGATAGTGGGAAAAACATTATCGGATTTAAAGAATTAGATTCCTCTACTGTAGTTCCAAGTGTAGAAAAACAAACAGATGGAACCTATATACCAGTTTGGATTCAATACCCAGACGATGAGAGGAAAAGAAGAGAACTTTATGATTCTCAGATAATTTATATTTCATATGCAAAGGGGAATGCTATATCTAGAGTTAGCTATACTGAAAGACTTATTAGACCGTATAATATATTACGTATCATAGAATATACAAGAATAATATGGTCTGTTATGAATTCTTCTTTTAGAATGAAGATGACAGTACCAATAGGAACTAAATCACCCCAAAAAGCTATGCAATCCCTTGGTGAACTTATGAGCATTTATAAGGAGGATATTAAATTTAATGATGAGAGTGGGGAATTATCGATTGATGGTAGACCTAAGATACAATTCTACAAAAACTATATGATGCCGGCGGGTGTTAATGGAACACCTACTATAGAACCGTTAAATACAGAAGGGCCTGATTTAAATGATATGCAGCCACTTAGTTATTTTTATGATAAATTAATGCTGGAATCAAAAGTCCCTACATCTAGATTTCAAGGTCCTGATGCAGGAACACAGGGAAATTATACCAACGGTGCAGATGGTATGGATAAAGAAGAAATAAGGTTTGATAAGTTTATAAATAGACTTCGATCTAATTTTCAGTCTATGCTAATAAAACCCTTATGGATTCAAATGTGTAAGGAAGTACCAGCATTAGAAAAAGATTACCAATTTAAGAGTCAGTTAGGATTGACCTATTTTTCTGATAATCCATTCCGGATAAATCAAGAAATTGAAACAATGGGGGCAAAATTAGAATCAATAGAAACCCTTATGGGAGTTACGCTGGATGATGAAGATACCCCGTATTTTTCTGTAGCGTTTTTAATTGAAAGATATTTAGGGCTTACTGAAGATGATATAAGAGCAAATAAAGAAGCGAGAAAACGAACAGCAGAAAATAAAAAGAAGAAAGAAACCGAAGAATCGAAGGACGATACAGAAGGTAAAGAAGGCGAAGAGGGAGAAGAAGATAAAGAAGAAGATAATAAATAATGGCAGGATTTTTAGAAAATATAAGAAGCGGACAATCTTTAACTAATCTGTTTAGAAATTTAAGTAGAATTTCTAAATTTGGTATGGAATACCAGGATATGGTAATTAATAATTCCCAGACGATTGGTAAAACTGAAGCAGGATTTCAAACTTCAGACGGAAGTGCTCCAATTGAGGATGCTTTTAGATGGACTGCTGCTTTACAGGATACTAAAGTAAGAAAGTATATTGCTTACTTTGATAAGGATTATATTGGGAAAAGAGACTTCTTACGGAAATTCTCATTAAACGGTGAGATCGAGTTCATTCTAGATACGCTATCTGATGAGTGTATAGTAAGTGATACCAAAAATTTCTTTGCATATCCTGAGGTTATTAACGTAGACCTTAAAGATGACATAAAACAAAAGATTACTGAGAACTTCAGAAAGATCTATGCTATGTTTGGATTTACTAATTCGAATCTAGGATGGCAATATATGAAGCAATTCTTAACGGATGGGTTTCTTGCATTTGAAATAATATTTGATAATAAAGGAAAAGAGATTGTTGGATTTAAAGAATTAGATGCAACCTCATTACAGCCAACGGTAGAGAAAGTTGGTCCTGGTAAATATGAGCAATTCTGGGTACAATATCCAGGAAGTACTGATATGACTAGGAAGCTAAGGGATGAGCAGGTATTATATCTTTCATATGCAAAAGGTAATTCGATATCTAGAGTTAGTTATGTGGAAAGACTTGTTAGATCTTATAACATATTAAGAATAATGGAAAATACCAGGATTATTTGGAATGTTATGAATGCATCATATAGACTTAAGTTCATAATACCTATTGGATCCCAGGCGCCACAAAAAGCATTACAAACTTTAGGCCAGCTAATGTCTAGCTATAAAGAGGATATTGAAATTGATGATAGTAGTGGCGAGCTTACCGTTAATGGAAGACCGAAAGTTCAGTTCTATAAGAATTATCTGTTCCCTGAAAAGAATGGAGAAAGCCCGCAAATAGAATCCTTAAATCCAAGTGGCCCAGATTTTAATGTAATGGACAGTGTTATTTATTTTGTAAATAAACTAAAGTTAGATTCAAAAATACCATATGCTAGGTTTGCATTTAAGGGTGGTCCACAAATGACCCATCAGGTTAATATAGACCAGATGGAAAGAGACGAGATCCGATTTGCTAAGTTTTTAAATAGACTAAGGGCTAATTTCCAAGAAATCCTTATAAAACCTCTTTATATACAAATGTGTTTGGATTATCCACAACTTGCTTCAGATCAAGCATTCAGGTCTAATTTAGGTTTAAATTTTATAAGGGAGAGTGAATACGAAGAGAAAATAAAATTAGGGCACCTGTCTAAAAGAGCAACATTTATAGCTAGTTTGAAGGGGCTTAAAGAAGCTCCAGTTGAAGAAGGGGGAGAAGAGATACCATATTTCGATAGCGAATTCCTAATACAAAGATTTCTTGGCCTTACTATGGACGAGATTAAATCGAACGCTAGATATAAAAAAGCATTTGCTAAAGTAGCAGAAAAAATCAAAGCTGATTCTGGAGATGAAGAAGGAGCAGAAGGAGGAGAAGGAGCAACGGATACTGGGAAATTCACACTTTAAATATTAAATAATGGGCAAAGCAGATTTTTCAGCCTCTAGAAAAAAAATATTACTTTTTGGTGATTATATAACCGACGAATACATAATCGGGGAATCTAACGAATTATCATACGAAGCACCCATTCCTATAATTAAAAAAAAAGGTACACAATATTTTACCGGTGGTGTAGGTAATTTAGCAGGCAATATAGTTTCACTTGGAGGCGAATGTGATTTAGTTAGTATAGTAGGAAAGGATCACCTAGAGAAGTTAATATTTAGTAATTTGGAATCATATGCTATAGGAACTAAACATATTATAAAAGTCAAGGACAGATCAAATAGTATAAAAACAAGAATAATTTGTAACGGGAAGCAGATAGTTCGGATGGACGAGGACGTAAAAGAACCCCTTAAATATGATGAGATTTATCTAGCAATAGATAAAATATTGGCCGATATCAAGGGATATGATCTCATAATGATTCAAGATCTAGGAAAGGATTTTTTAAATACCGATATAATTGAAAAAATAACGAGCAAGGCTTCAGTAGAAGGGATTAAGGTTATTTTAGATTTACCTAGTGATGTTTCTAATTATTCTATATCAAAAGAAAATAATATATCGATAATCAAAACAAACCTAAATGGGTTTAAGCGTATGTTAGGGATATCACTAGATAGTATTATAGAGGATAAAGAAAAAATGAAAAAGCTTAGTGACGTACTTTTAGAAAAATATGGAATCAGTGCTATGGTAGTAACCATGGGAATGTCGGGGGTATTTTACAATTCAGGAGAAGAAGAATACCATATAGATGGTTATGAAGCTAAAGTATTTGATGTTACTGGTGCTGGCGACAGTGCTGCTGCAGCTCTTGCTTTATGTACTGCTGCAGATATAGAAATTATTGAAGGATTAAAGATAGTAAATCTAGCAGGATTCTTAGCATGTAATTACACGGGAGCGGTAGCAATAAGCGCCGAAGAACTGGTAGAGGGCTACTCAGTAATGCATTCTAACCCACCTACTAAATAGTATGTATATAATATAGGTAAAATCCCAGCTATTGTCTGATGTATTTGCGTTATTTTTATTATATTTGCTTATACTTTATATAGTCTAATTAACAATAGATGGAAACTAAAGACACTAAATGTCATAAAATACTTTAAATAGCTCTTTAATGATACGAGAACTCTTAACAGAAAAGCTTAGACCTAAACAAGTCGAGCATATGATATTACCAAAAAGGATACGAGCTTCTTTCAAGGAGAAAGAACTATCTCAACATTTATTACTTGTTGGTTCTCCTGGATGTGGTAAAACTACTTTAGCAAAAATATTAGCTGAGGGATATCCTACTAAATTTATTAACGTATCAGACGAAAGCTCTGTTGATATAATACGCGGAAAAATAAATGATTTTTGTAGATCCATAAGTATAATGGATGGAAATTCTTCAACGAAAGTTGTGATTCTCGACGAATTTGACGGAGCATCTGCACAGTTCTATAAAGCTGTTAGAGGAACGATTGAAAAATTTCAAGGAAATACCCGATTTATTGCAACTTGTAATTGGTTAAATAATATACCTAAGCCAGTGCAAAGTAGATTTGAGGTTATTAATTTTGACCCAGTGAATGCTGAGGAAGAGGAATACCTAAAAGACGAATGGCAAAAACGAATAGAGCTTATTTTAGGAAAGGTTGGAATGACAATAGACGAGGAATCATTAGCAGAATTCACGAGAGTAAATTTTCCTGATTTAAGAAATGCTTTAAATAGAATTCAATCTTGGATGGTAGATGGGACAAAAACCATAGACATGGTCAAGATAAAAAATTCTGGGTGGTCATATGTAGATTTATATAATATATTAGTTAGTAAACCAGATCCTGTTAATAACTATCAAATATTGGTAGGTCAGTATGGAACGAAGGTTGAAGATGTTATGACTGCTCTAGGGGGAGAGTTTATAGATTGGATATTAGGAAATCGAACAGAACATATAAATAAAATCCCGGGAATAATAGTTAAAGTAGCAGAGCACCAATCACAAAGAGCATTAGTGATTGACCCAGTTGTGAGTTTATTATCTCTATTTTTCCAGATACAGAAAATAATTAATCAATAATGGAATTACTTAAGATTGAAATCCGGAAGAATGGTTTCCTTTATAAATTACATAAAAGAGGAAACAAAGCAATGATATATGAACAAACATATCCAGATGATGGGGCTATTTGTGCATATGAGGTATTTAAAATACGAGTAGATAAACCAAAAGTAATTTTTGGTATAAGCCTACCAGAAAGAGAGAAATTTCCAGGAAATGAAGATTTTGGTAAATGGGCATGGGCACATACTAAATATGCTTCTGCGATCGAAAATTTTGAATCGATCGAAAATGGTATAGTAGATGAAGAATAGGATAATCCTTGTAGGAAAAGGAGGATCAGGTAAAGATTATCTAAGAATCATGCTTGAAAACGAACTATCTCTTGTATATTGCGTTTCGCATACATCAAGACCAATCAGGGATAAAGAGGAGGATGGGATTGATTATTATTTTACTGATAAGAACTATTTCATAGATAATCCAGAAAAATTTTATGAATATGTTGAATTTAATGGATGGCTATATGGAACTTCCGTTGAAGGCTTTAAGAAATCTGATTTACTTATAATGACCCCTAGTGGAATTAAAAAATTAAAAGCTGCTGATCGGAAGGATTCATTTATAGTTTATATTGATATTGATAAAGATACCAGAAGAGCTAGACTTGAAGGTAGGAAGGACGCGGATAATACTGAACGTAGATTAGCCACCGATGATACAGACTTTAGTGGATTTATAGATTATGATCATACCATAACAAACCCTAATTTTGGAGAGGTTGAAATGGTATTAATTAAAAATTTGATAAAATGATAAATATTCTGATTGATGGAAACTATATATTTCATAAAACATTCGGTATGTTTGCTGGATATAGTAAGGATATCGACCCGTCAGTAATTTTAGGAACAAAAGAGAGCCAAACTAAATTTATGCAAAAGGTTGCAATAGATTTGTATTCAGTACTGGGGGATCTTCCTAAAGGAGATCGTTTAATGTTTACTGTAGATTCAAAAAGTTGGAGGAAAGAATATTATGAAGGATATAAATCTAAGAGAGAGGACAAAAGAGGTGAATCAGGAGCAGATAAAGCTAAATGGGCTATATTTTTTGAATTACTCGGATCCTTCGCAGAATATCTAGAAAAAATAGGAGCGGTTTTTTCAAAAGTAGAAAATGCTGAGGGTGACGACGTAATTTGGTTATATTCAGAGCAACTTAACGCACTTGGTGAAAATTGTATAATAGTATCGGGTGATATGGACTTAACCCAATTGGTTTCAGTTAATTCTAATAATTCGTGGACTATCGTATGGAATGCAAAAAATAAAAATAATGTACTAAGTATAGATAAAGATTGGATCGAGCATTATCTTGGTGTACAAGAAGATATCTCGGTATTTAATATGGCACCTTCCCTTTCTGCTGATAAGAGAAAGCTAAGAGAGATTTTAAACAAAGCTGAGGTTAATATAGTAAATAAAAGAAAATTCATATTTATTAAAATGTTTGCTGGAGATCCAGGAGACGATGTACCCTCCATATGGTCACATTTACCAGCAGGAAAGGTACGTTTAGTTAGAATTACAGAACTTAAAGCAGAAAAAATCTGGGATTCTTTCAATGAAACAGAATGGAAGAATCTTGAGTTTTCTGAATTAGTAGCTAATGAAGATTTTTTAGATTGGGCTGCTAAATATTCTATAAGATTAATAAATGGATTAGATAGTACGCCTAATAGAACAAAAGCGAAAGCAAATCTATTGCGTAATTTCGATCTTATGTGGCTTAATGAAGAATCGCTACCCCCCTATGTTTTAGAACCTCTTAAAACTGAACTGGCCAGAGGTTTAGCTCTACCAAGAACAAATATAGGTTTATCTGACATGAAGATATTGAAGAATACTAAATGGGCATCAAATGGGAATTATGTACCAGAAGAGCATAATCCATTTAAACTATTTTAATATATGGAACTATTTGATATAATAAAGAGTATATTTAAGTCCGATTCTATTTGGTCAAAAGTAAGTAATGCGGATAAGAAACGACATTATTTTATGATAAATCGCATAATGGCTATCAATTTCCCTATTCAAGCAGATCAGTTTAATCGGCTGAAAGTAAACCCATATCCTGTTGTCGACTGGTGGCAACGGACACTATCAAAGAATTATTCTCGTGTACCCAACTGGATCTACACAAAAACAAATAAAGTTAAAAAAAATAAACCTTCGTCTAAATCTAATTTAGATGAGTTTGAAGATGTAGAATTAGTAATCCGAACTAAATTTGAGGTAAGTAAACGAGAATTAAGCGAATTAAAATCTTTCTTTCCGGATAAATATAAGGAGTGGATAACTTCTTTAAAAGAGCAGTTGGCCATGACGTCAAAATAAGAAGCTCTTAAATGAAAGAAAACCATAAAAATCTATTAGATTCAGTAATGAAATCTATAGATTGGACATCACTACTAAAAGTTCAAAAGTCATTTAATCTCGGGATAGGTACTGGTAATTTTACAATCCCAGGGCTTAGGTGGAAAGATCCAGCATTAGGAATTACTATAAGAGATTTAAAGAACGAATTAAGGAGTATAATAAAGTATATGATTAATAATGATGTTCCGCAGTTGCAATATTCTTATTGGCATATATTTTGGACAAATGACGAGTGGGAATTTAGTATGGGTATGGGTCAATTACCAAAAGATGGAGAGTTTGACGACGAAGAATTCGAAGATGAAGAATTCTTTGATGACGAGGAAGAAATAGATCTACAGGTAAAAGCAAGGATAGAGGTATTATATTGTCCACAAAGAATAATGTTAATGGATACTAATATAGTAGAAAAAAGTGACAAGCCGGTGGATATGAAAAAACTAGAAAGAGCTTTAAGTAATGCCATATTAAACGAGGAGTATGAAAAGGCGGTAGAACTAAGAGATTTCATAAGGTCAATAAATAAAAAGTAGATTCAGATAAATATAGGGTATGAAATATATTAAAACTTTAAATGAATTTTTTGACACTGGAGCATTTGGTGATACTTATGGAGATGGTGGAGGTAACGGCATATTTAAAATATCGTATAAACCTTTTAAAGATCTTGGATTAGAAGTAGGACCAGATAAGGACGTAAAAAGGAACGTAAGTGGTTCCGAATTTGCTGTTGGTGATATTGTAATCGGGGTTCCCGTTGATAAGGAGAAAAAGAAAGTCGGCGGTATGATAGTAAAAGCTATCAGAAATACTGATAATAAATCTTATAGATATTTTGTACAGACTTCATCAAAGAAACTAAAAGATGGGGAAAAAGTAGTAGAACTTAAGGCTGATACTGTAATATTTGCTGATATGGGTAACAAAGGACATATAGAAGCTATAAAAGGATTACAAATCCCTGCTAAATCTACAAATTCAGATACCGTTTATACTGCATCAGACCTTGGTGTAGAAACCGTAGGAGGATAAGAAACATTAAACATAATGCCTACTATAACTTCTAAACGGAAGTGAAGATAGGAATCCCAGAATATGAACTTACTTACTTAGGAGAGCCGGTTTCAAAAGAACCGGTTTTGGCTAAAGGATATAGTACACACCAAGACTTTTCTGTATGGATAGCTAATATTATATCATTCAATATAGAAAGAGGATTTTCTACTAGTATTATAGATGTTAGTGAATTTGAATTTACGTCAGAGATTTTTAATGACTATCCGGGTATAGACGAATCAATACTATGTAAAACCTTATTGGTTCCTGTAAAAGAAGAAATAACAGAAACCAATCATAGGGTATTTTTTTATATACCTAAAGATTATTTTTTAGGAAGTACTCAGGATAAGGTAATCTCAAGTACTCTTTATGGATTAGCTAATATAAATAGCCTCCTTAATTTTCTTGGAAATTCCGGGGGTATTATAGTTAGAGTTGGAAGCGCTTACGGAAACAGAAAAAATACTATGCTAAGATTTGCTGAGAATTTTAACATACTTACTGATAGCATAAAAAATAATCTGATGTTGGTTAATGACGATAGGCCAAGCTTATTTTCTGTTAAGGATCTTTTAACAGAGCTTAGTTTAAAGTATGAGATACCTATAGTTTTTCGAACCTTGTCACATTATTTCAATCCAGGTTCATTATCCCATGGGGATGCTTTGTTATTAAGTCTATCCACATGGAAAGATGATTCTCTTCCTTTGATTATACATGCAGAATCCAAAACGTTTGATATTAACGGTATACCTGAATCTAGGGTAGTTTCTGACTACTTAACCAAAAGAATCCCAACATTTAATAAAAACCTATGTGTTGCTATAGAAAGTACATATAAGGAGCTCTCGTGCATCAGGTATATTAATGAATACAAAGCTTTAAAACCAGTAATAATAAATAAAACCAAATAATTATATTATGTTTATATTAAAAGATGTTGTTGAAAATTGTTTATACTTAGATGTAGAAACTGCAAGCATCGAGAAAGACTTAGAAACTCTTAGAGAAAAAAATCCAAGACTTGCTGGTCTTTGGTCAAAGAGGGCTAAATTTTACCGAAACGGTAACAGTGAATATGTAACTATGGCTGATGACGGAATCTTTAAAGAAAAAGCTGCTTTAGAACCAGAATTTTCTAGAATCGTTTGCGTGTCATTCGGATCATTCGATACTAATTCACCAGAAGGGATGAGATTTATATCCTTTGCTGGAAATGACGAGGTAGAAATATTACAAAAAACTAATAAAATTCTTAACAACGCAGCAGTCCAAGGACTTAAATTATGTGGACATAATATAAAAGGTTTTGATATACCTTGTATAGGGAAAAGAATGATTTATAATGGGATACAGCCCGATGACATGCTTAAAGTGTGGGGTAAAAAACCATGGGAGATTCCATACCTAGATACTGCAGAGGTATTTGGTTTCGGTAGTTGGTCACAGCAAAGATCATTGGGATTAGATCTACTTACGTGCTCACTTGGTTTAGAATCACCTAAAGCTAATATAGACGGATCTATGGTAAGTGAATATTATTGGGACGGGAGAATATCAGAAATCTCTACTTATTGTGAAGCTGATGTAAAAGCTGTAATGCTGGCGATGAAAAAATTATTATTTG